TGGTTCGGCGATATACCATGTATCAATATCACACCTGCCAGCTATACGATTAAGTCCCAACATCGCAATACCTCAGTAGTAATTAACTGTCACCCTAAAGATGCAACGCAAGTGATGCCAATGGTTGGCGGCTCTGGCGAAATTGAGATATTCGACCTCGATAATGGCCTGCGACTATCCTTGCACTGTCGTTGCGTTTCTTTTTTGGTTGGTGAACAAAACATCGAAGCGACGTTTGGACAATAACAACGACCATAAGGCCAATGACCAATGACCAGCAAATCCAAGCAGTGCAATCGCTCGGCGGGCCAATGGCAATGTACCGACCGCTGCCCGCTGCCGAGAAATTCCATAACTCTCTCGCTAAGTGTCGTTGGTTGTTCGGGGGTAACAGAAGTGGCAAGTCCGAATCTAACATCGGATATGATTTGTGCGCCTTTGCCTTGGGAATACACCCCAGTCGACGAACTCCCGGTAATGCCGTTATTTGGGCCGCTACAGATACTTGGCCATTAGTTGGCAAGTTGCTGTGGAAGGAAAAGATAAGCCAATACATCCCTCGCCATTATATAGCTAAAATAGTATGGCACAACGTCGGCGAAGAGATACCTAAAGAGATACGCCTGAAGAATGGCGTGGTTATCGAATTCAAAGCCTATGAACAGGGGGCTGAGGCGTTTCGCGGCCGCCAGATAGACGCCTTTTACGGTGACGAACAATGCAAGAACAAAGCACAGGTAATGTGGCAGGAGATCCAGGCCCGACTTATGGACCGCAACGGGTTCACGGCCCAGTCAATGACGCCGATACTGCCGCAGCCGTGGTTGGAGGAGCGGGTGGGCAACCCGCCGGCAACCGACGAGGTTTTCTACGCCAACCTGAACGACAACCGCAAGAGCCGCAGCGGCTATATCGACGATGCCGAAATCGACGCCATGGTTGCCGAATGGCCCCTGGAAGTGCAGGCTACCAGAATCGAGGGACGCTTTGCCAGTTTCTTCGGCGCGGTTTACAAGACATTTGATAAGGGCGTGCATGTATGCGAGCCGTTTACTATCCCTGACGGGTGGCGCAAGTTCCGCGGCATCGACTTTGGCTTCAACAACCCATTTGGAGTTTTGTGGGCCGCTCTGAGCGATGACAATGTTTGGGTGATATACGCTGAGCATTACAAATCGCAGGAGACGTTACGCTATCACTCCGAACGGATACACGCCTGCAGCAACGGCGACAGGTATGAGGCCACCTACGCCGACCACGACGCCCAGGGGCGGCGAGAACTGCAAGAGCTGGGCATCGAGACAACGCCCGCACGCAAGGCAGTCAATGACGGGATCGAGAAGGTACAGCAAGCATTAAAGGTCCAGGCTAACGGTAAGCCGCGGCTCAGGATTTTCAAATCATGTCATAATCTTATCCGTGAGCTGGGGGGTTACCGTTACCCGGACGGTACCGACAGCAAAGACCCAAAGGACGAGCCGCTAAAAGTCAACGACCATCTTGTTGACGCTTTGCGGTATATTATCTATTCTACCGAACGGGGCGGGCCATCATTCAGGGCTATCACGCAAATCGACGACGACGATGATACTAAACTGGACCGCTTAATCCAGTGGAGCAACTCTTAATGGGGATAATCAATACGCTGCGCCGATTCGTTACCCGCAAAGACTCTGCGCCATTGACCGGTGAAGACCGACGCTGGACGACGGCGTCTCTGCCGTGGTGGGAGCGAACCGAAGATGCCTGGCATACGCTATCGCAGAACAAAAAATATCAGCAGTTAGTAGATATGAATGTGGGCATTGTCTATGCCTGCGTTAATCGCAATGTAGCGGCGGTGGCACAGGTGCCATTGCGTTTGTATGTGGCTAAGGGCAGGAGCGGCTTGCGGCGCACCGCCAGTACCCGCCCGGTAGAGAAGCGGCACAAGGAATGGCTGTTCAAGCAGGCGGGCTTATTGCCAATCCTTAGCAATGCCGTTGACATCGAGGAAGTATTTGAGCATCCGTGGCTTGACCTTATGCGAACAGCCAACCCGTTTCACAATGGCTTCGAGCTGTTGCAGCTAACCGAGCAGGGCCTGGAGCTGACCGGCAATAACTATTGGTATCTGCCGGGCACTAGTGTGCCGGAAGCTATCTGGCCGATGGCTCCCCACTTGGTGCGTATCCTCAAAGACCCGGTGAAGTTCATTAGTGGCTACCGCTACGGCACCGACCAGGCTAATATGCAGACGTTCGACCCGTCCGAGGTGGCGCACTTTAAGTTCCCTTCGGTGTCCAGTATGTATTACGGCAGCGGACCACTAGAGGCGGCGCGGGTCGCGGCGGGGCTAAATCAAAAGTTTGACCTGTTTGAGGACGCGGTGATTGAGAACGGGGCGGCCATTCCGTTTTTTATCGCCATGAAGGAAACGCTTACCGACGGCCAGTTTAAGCGGATTGACAAGCAAATATCCCGGCGGCATAAGGGTTATCAAAAGGCTGGGTGCGCGGGCATTCTCGACGGCGACGCTACGATTTTACAAACCGCGGTCAACCCCAAAGATATGCAATACGTTGAAGGCCAGACAATCACCCGCGAAAAGATAGCCGATATATTCGACGTACCCATGTCGTTACTAACCACCAGTGACGTTAACCGTTCCAACTCGGAATCCGGCCTGACCCAGTATATGCGGTTTGCTATCGCCCCCCGGTGCTTTCGTATTCAGCAGGTGATTAACCATTCAATAATGCCGCGTTATGATGAGCGGCTGTTTGTTGCTTACGATAACCCGGTGCCGGATGACAAGGCGTTTGCCCTAGCCGAACGCACAGCGGACCTTGCCAGCGGCGTGACGATAATTAACGAGGTGCGAGAGGTGGCTGGCCAAGACCCGGTGGCGTGGGGTGATGAGCCGTGGCTACCGTCGAAGTTGAGACAGCCCAGCGAGGAGCGGGCACCGGAACCGTCGCCGTTTGGTGGTGAGCCGCCAGTGGGGGGCGACGAAGGTGAGGACGACGAGGGCGACAAGCGATACCGCAAGGCCGCGACAGAGTTTAACCTGTACGCCCATGAAACAATTGTTGCCCCCGGCGTCGAACGTAAGACACTGGCGTGGCTTAATACGACCATTGGCGTTATCGAGCGGCGTGTGATTCCCGAAAACTGCACATCACCCGACACCATATCCGAGTTGGTAAGCTGGGAAGTCGTCAAAGTTGACGGCGAACGGAAGTTGTTGCCCGCCATTAAGACATCGTTACAGGCCGGGGCCGCCGTCGCCGCCCACCGCGTGCAGATGGCGATGTCGTTTGACGTGCAGCACCCCTTTGCCACTGATTGGGCGGAAAATTATGCAGGGCGGCAGATTACTGTAATTAACGAGGGGACGAGACAGGCCATACGCTCTACCGTTTCGCAAGGTATTCGCGACGGGCTATCAATAGACGACATTGCCAGGCGGGTTAAGCCCGCCGTTGGGTTAAACGAGCGGCAGGCGAAAGCGTTATACAAATGGCAGGGTGAGCTAGAGGCCCAGGGGATGTCGACCAATGATGTCCAGGAGAAGGTGGGAGAATACAAGGCCAAGCAACTTAAATACCGCGCCGAGATGATTGCCCGCACTGAAACCGCCCAGGCGTTTTGTGAGGGCGAGCTATCACAGTATGCAGACAGCGACGTGCAATATGTCGAGTTCCTTGCCAGCGGCGACGCTTGCCCTATATGCAGAGCATTGGATGGCAAGCGATATTCAGTTGGTGATGCGACGGGCCGAATACCAGTTCACCCGAATTGCCGTTGCGATTGGGTGCCGGTGGTGGACGAAGACAAAATATAGAGGGTTATATCAATGAAACTATCGGAAAAACTACTGGCCGGATACCAAGACAACCTGAAAAATTATGAAAAGTACCCCGAAGTGGTACATAAGACGTATTCGGGTACTAAGATGTTTAGTCAGTTTACGGTGGAGGATGGGACGCGTGAATTTATCGCCACCATTACCACAGACGACCTTGACCGTGATGGAGAGGTGGTTGACCCCAGGGGCGGGAAATTGGCTAATTACGAAAAGAACCCCATAATCACTTTTTCCCACGACACATGGGGGCTGCCCATTGGTGCTGCGCGATGGATTAAGCGATTTACGGAGGATGGCGGCCGTGGGATAATAGCCAGGGGGTACATTGCTGAGGGCGTAGAAAAAGCCGAAGACGTTTTCAAGCTGATGCAACAAAAAGTGCTGACTACAGTATCTATCGGCTTTGGCTCTTTTGACAGCGGCCCGCCAACGGAAGAGGAAATCAAAAATAATCCTAAATGGAAAAATGCCAAGCGGGTACACCGCAAATGGGAACTATTCGAGTTCGGCGTTGTCGGCATTCCCTCTAACACTAGCGCCACCATTCACGCGGTCAGCAAGGGCTATGTCCCTGACTGGTTCAAGGGGGATATTGTTATGCCAGACCCCATAGGGGTAGAGCCAATACAAGAGCCGCTGGCGGTTGTTGAAAATCCGGCGATAGTAGAATCAATTGTCGAGCTGACTAAAGTTGCTGACGTAACCGAGGCCCCTGTCACTACCGAGAAACTGGTAGAGCTGGCGGTTATCGAAACGCAAGAACGATACGAAACACAAGTCTTAGGGCGGGTGTCGCTCTAACACAATCTAATTGTAGCGCGTAAACGCTGCTCATATCTGACCATGTAAGTGCTGAGTTGTGCT